GGATTCGATAAAGACCGTGTCGGTGCGGCTGAGTGGCAGGCCTTGGTCGTAGCGTTTCGTGACGGAAATTAGATCGCCGACATCGAGTGCCAATACGGTTGGCCAGAGTGCTGTACCGCAGGCATTCAGGCTGGTTGAGATTTCGTTGAATCGGATTATCGGTTCTTTGTATTTGTCGAGAATGTTCTGTGCCAGAGTCGCACCGGCTGCTTCACTGACCAACGGCACATTTGAGAACGACAAAGTTTGCACACCATACTTGCCTTGGCTTGTCGAATCGGCTGCGACTTGCGCTGCGGTACCACCTTCGACATCTACTTGCACACGGTTGAACAATGTTTCTTGACCGTATGCGACACCGATAGACAGGATCGGTATCTCGTTGGTGGCTGTGCCACCGAATGATGCGATTGCGGTTGAGAATGTGAAATCTATTCTCGGATCAAACACAATCTGGTTCTTTCGATTTGCGAAGAGCCTGCCGTCCTCTGCGACTGCGACAGCTTGCAACGCAGTCAACGTGTTCGTGTTGTCTGGATAGGCGACTGTGCCGCATGTTGCGACACCTGTGGAGATGTCACGCAACGCCGTCGAGTAGGCGACCTCGGCTCGATCCAAGATCGCTGTGACTCGCGCCGAGGTTAGTTGTGATGATGGTGTGAATGCGGTAAGGCTGGTTCGGCTCAACTCATATAGACCATCGGCTGCGATGATTGACGCAAACGACAAGTTCGGCATCTCATAGGAGATGTCAAGGTCGGTGATTGCACCAACGAACAGTTCGGCTGTGCCGGCAAGAACCTTGACCGCACGTCTCGGAGCCAGATCAAAGTCGCCTGCATACCAAGTCGAAGCAGTATTCGCTGGGTCGAAGAGTCGGCCTGATGCGCGGTCGTCAGCCAAGATACGGCAGGTGCCTGGTTGGAATTGTTCTGTTTGTGCGCCACGGCCACGCTGAACCGATACGGCGAGAATGTATTCGGTTGCGTCCACGAAATCAGTTGAACCATCCAATGTGTCTGTGCCGTCAAGCGTTGACGAGTTGAGCGTGAATGCGTCAGCGACCGCACCGACATCCAACAGAACCGAATACGCTTGACCCCACTTAAGTGTCTTAGGCATAATTACGCAACCGCGAACTCTAGAAAGTTCCCACCAGCGATCCGACTATATTGCTGCAACACCTCAACAATCTGACGACCAGCCTCAACACCATTCGTGCCGATACCTGTGTTGATGATGTACTGATTCCCGTTGCTACCAGTCGGCGTAGCGGTCGTGGTCGTCATCGGAGTCGGCACAGACGGCAGAGTTGGGATAGATAGACCAGTTCGACCAGTGTTTTTTGCTGCTTCGGCAACCTTCTCAATCGCTTCTCGAAGATTGTTATACGCCTCTTCTTCACGTTCAATGGCTTCAGTGTTTCGTTCTGATGCTTCTATCTCTTTTTTCTTTGCATCATTAAGTTCAATCAAGAACTTCTTATAGGTTTCAGAACCTACTGCCGCACCATCAACAGCCTCATTCAATAGAAGTTGAGCTTCTTTTAGTTTCTCTGTGGCATCAAACTGAGAATCGGTTGCATCAGCGACAGCCAATTTTGCTTGCTCAAGATCAATCTCGGCTTGACGGATATCTTGTGCGTTCGCTTCTGGATCCTTACGCAAATCAGCAAGTTTCTTTTCAGCATCGCGAACAGCAAATACCGATTCCTCGATACGGAACCCAGCCTCAGCGACATTGCGTTGAGCCTTGGATAGCTCACGTTGAGCCGCTTTTGCCTGATCTGAATCCGCGCCGTATCCATTGACCGCGTCATTCAACGCTTTCTGCTTGGCCCTCACATCATTCGTGGCGTCACGCAAACTTTGAGCAGTTTTATCGGAAGCCTTTTGCGCATTGTTGAACGCCTTTTGTGCAGATGTCGAGGACTTCAACGCATCTGTATATTTCTCAAACTTTTGTTTCGCTGTCTCAATCGTCTTGCTTGCACCGCCGGCAGAACTTTGAAGTCCTGCCAAAGTTTTGTTGTATTCGTCTTGGATCTCTTTCGCCGTCTTGGTTTTACCTGCAAGCGAACCGTAGCCTGCGATCATTGGGCCGATGAACTTTTGAACTGGACCTCCAGCGGCGATACCGCGTTGCACCTGGTCTAAGTCTCGTAATTGTTGCTGAGTGACTGTTGCTGCGGCTGCGACACCAAGAACATCGGTTCGGAATCGGTCAAACGCTGCACCAGTCACAGCGGTGTTGGTTTTCAACCCGTCAAGACCAGCGATGAAATTGTTGACTGCAAGACCGACATTGTCAAATGCGTCTTTCCCACCTCGGACGAAGGCGATCATTGAGACGATTGCACCACCTGCAAGAATGATTGGTTTCACAAGATCGATGAACACATTGGCAATTTGACCAACTGTTTCCACGACGGTCTGAACCATGTCGACCACCTTCAGACCGAACTCACCTGCCTCAGCCGTTGCGGCAAGCAACGCATCTCGAAGACTGCCACCACCAGAGAGTTCATCAGCGAATGCTTGGATGACGGGCACCACATGCTTTTGAATAAACGCAACAAGTTTCTCAGCGATAGGAAGCAACGCATATCCGATGCCTTCCCACGCTTCACCGATTGACAATTTCAATATGTCAAGACGACCAGCGAAAGTATCTGCCGCAGCCGCCGCCGCACCACCAAATTGAGTGTTAAGAGTTTCAACGATTGAACTCAAGTCTTTCGACTTCTTGACATTTTCATCAAGCGGAATACCTAACTTGGTGAGCGCACCAACATTGCCTCCAAAGGCTTTACCCAGAGCAAGAGAAACTGCTTCTAAATCTTTCCCTGTTGCAGCACTTATGTCGAGCGCAAGTCCTAGGTTTGTTTGAGCGAAAGTGATGTCACCTGTTGCTCTGGCAAGGTTCGCTAGAGCCGGACGAAGAACATCGTCGGCCACTCCGACAAGCATTTGTTGTTTGGATATATATTTTTCGACGGATGCGATCTGTTCATCGGTGGCTTCCATCGTTCGACGTAATTGGTCGGCAAGTTTCTTTTGACTTTCTTGATCTTCTGTGGCTGCCTTTACTGCGCTGAATGCTGCACCTGCGATGGCACCTGCCGCAGCCGTCGCAATTAATGCACCTTTCTTGGCGACATCAAAGACTTGTCCAAGCGCGTCTGAACCTTCTTTGCCGAGTTTCTTGAACGCCGTGATGGCACTGTCGGCGTTGCCTAAGATTCGTACGAGGAATGTGCGTTCACCTGCCATGGTGAAGCAATTCTACTCAGTTAGCAGCCATCCGTTTACGCAGCTCAGCCCACTCACGTTGCATGTCTCTATGTATCTCTTCTTGTGTCATGCCGTCATATTGTGAAAGATCAACTGGTGCATCCCACCACTTCGGGTCAAGAACACACCGCATCGGATTACCACGACGCGGTTGACGAGTCGATCGAATGTTGGGTGTAGAGAATGTGCGTGTCGGTGCTGCGATGTCGGTGATGGTCGGGTCAAGGAATCGCCAACCTGAATGATGTGTGTGGAATGGCTGACCAGCTTCGTGCTGTGGCAGATAGAAGATACGGGCAGGGTCTTTGGTTGCTGGATCGCCTTTGAGACGAAGACGCTCATGTGTCTCATACCAGACTTCTTCCCAATTCTGTACCGGCACAGCCTGCTCGAATGGAACGACAACGTGCCAGTGTGGATCGTTGTCACGATGCGACCAGGTTGTGTATGCAAAGTGTATATACGATCCGAGATCGGCCTGTTCGAATGCTTCGCCGTCAAGGTCGGCAACTAACGCCCAAACATGTGACACGTTGCGATTGCCACGGGTTGTGTGTTCACGATATGTGACTGGCGAATACAACTTGCCGTCAGACTTCTGCTCGCGTTCTTGATGGTCGCCGAGTATTGCGGCGAAGTCCATCCAAGATGTTGCGATGGTCTTTGGGTAGATGGATTTGACGGACGGGAAACCGACGACTTCAAACATTGTGCAGAACCTCCTAGGTTCAGGATAGTGAATCCTGAGCCGAATGCAAGTATCAAATACCTAGTTGTTTTACGACTTTATCTATGCCTTCTAGGTATTCTTTGGCGATTTCGTTCTTGCGTTTGCGGACGGTCGGCCAGAAGAAGTAGCCCGATTGACCGCGATGACGAAGGAATTGAAGGGTTGTCCGTTTAACACCACCACCGAACTCCGCACCGAAGAACACATCGCCACGAGTTACCTTGATTCTGCGTTTACTATTCGGACGAGATTTTGAAATAAACGGTTCTTTACTTCGAAGTCCAATGGTTGGAATGCGATCATTCTTTGCGCGTAATCCTCTAGCGACTTGTATTGCTTGACTTGCTCGACTGACCGTGCCTGCTTCTATGCGAACTTGACCTTCTAGATCCCTTGCGATTTGGTAAGCAACTTTGCGCATTTCACCATTGAATGCTTTGCTTGCTTTTTGAAACTTGTTGAGAGTCTCGAATAGGTCTTTGACGATGACTGTATTGTTTGCGATTGTTGCGGTGCCGGCACGACCAAGAGTTCCACCTGTGTCACCTGGAACATTCGGGAATGCTGAGAATGCCATCACTTAATCCTTTGCGGTGGGTTGGATTTGACGCTCTTCCAGCGCAGATAGCCGAGCATCGTGTACAGCATTCTAGGTGATTCTTGTAAAAGGAGACTTGGCGCAATCGAAGTCTCGCAGGCGAGATATGCGATCAGCCAGTGGGCTGAGTTTTCTCCAAAGGGTTGATCGCCGAAGATTCGGCACCAACCTCCACACTGTCAACTGTCTCAGTCCACTGATCAAAGTTCAATGCGGTTTTCTTGGTACGTTTCTCAGCATGCCAAGCCAACCAAGCAAGATCGGTCAACTTCAATTCTGTTTGAAAATTTGCAACAGAACGATTCTGTTCTCTTTCGAATGCGATGAAGTCGGCGAACTGTGCCGTCACTTTTGTGGTGACATTCTCTAGCGTCGTGACTTCTAGGTTGATTTTCATTCTTACCTCCTGATTGTTTTGTTAAGAATTATGCAACTGCTTTTGTGATTGTTCCGCTGATCGGCCAAGTTACATCGGCTGTGTTCAATTCACCGACAGCACCGTTCACTGGCGACCATTCGGTTACGAGAACCGAGAAGGTGTAGTGAGGTGAAGCTGTGCCTGCTGCGGCTGTGCCTGCTGGTTTGATAACCATGGTCACGGCTGTCGAGCCAACAAGCGGATAGATCAAGCCTTCGACTGATGAGTATTCGTTGTGAAGTGAAAGTGTCACCGAATTGTCAATCAAGCCTGCGACGCGAGTTATTGCACCACCAGATCCGAATGATGTTGTTGGTACTTCTGCGGCTGTCGTTGACAGAGTAATTGCAGCAACATCGTTTGAGATGTCTGTGCCGTTGAGTGTGACTACTGAGTTTGTGAGAACTAACTTTGCCATGATTATTTATCTCCTGCCTTGTCGGCGATAGAAGTTGATTTGTCTGCCACCAGAACAATGCGACCCGATGCCAGTAGA